CGCGCCAAGGCGGCGCTTAAACGATGGAAGTGCTGACATGAAAAAGCCTGGACTTTACGCAAACATCAACGCCAAGCAAGAACGCATCAAGGCTGGCTCCGGCGAGAAGATGCGCCCTGTGGGTGCAAAGGGCGCGCCTACTGCCAAAGACTTCAAAGACTCGGCTAAGACGGCCAAGAAAAAATAATGGCCTACAACGGCGATGTGAAAGCCGCTGGCGCAGTAGCCAGCGGGGACGGCAAGAAGGAAACTCTTGACGTAATGCGTAGCCGTTTCACTATGGCTATCTCGGCCTACGGTGAGTCGCGCGAGGATGAGTTGGACGATCTGCGGTTCCTCGCAGCGTCCCCAGACAATCAATGGCAATGGCCCGCTGATGTTCTGGCAACTCGCGGCTCGGTGCAGGGGCAGACGATTAACGCGCGGCCGTGCCTGACGATCAACAAACTGCCGCAACACGTTAAGCAAGTCACCAACGACCAGCGCCAGAACCGGCCATCCGGCAAGGTCATTCCTGCGGATGACAAGGCCGACGTTGAGGTCGCCGAAATCTATGAAGGCATCGTGCGGCACATTGAGTACATCTCGGATGCCGACGTAGCCTACGACACCGCCTGCGACAACCAAGTCACCTACGGCGAAGGATACATCCGTTTGGCAACGGAGTATTGCCGCGACGACAGTTTTGATCAAGACATCCGCATTTGCCGGATTCGGAACTCGTTCTCGGTCTACATGGATCCGACGATTGAAGACCCGTGCGGCGCTGATGCCGAGTGGTGCTTCATTACAGAAGACATGACCGTCGAGGAATACGAGCGCCAGTTCCCTGGCGCGCAGCCTGTTTCGACGCTGATGTCTCGCGGAATTGGCGATCAGTCGATGTCGCAATGGATCAGCGAGAACACAGTTCGCATCGCCGAATACTTTTACATCGAACACAAAAAGCAGACGCTGAACCTGTATCAAGGCAACATCTCTGTTTTTGAAAATTCGTTGGAAGATCGCCAGATGAAAGCGATGGGCATGGCTCCGATCAAGTCTCGGCAGGCCGACCGCAAAGTCATCAAGTGGTGCAAGACCAATGGCTTCGAGATGCTCGAAGAACAGGTGTGGCCTGGCAAGTCTATTCCGGTCGTTCGGGTGGTTGGCAACGAATTTGAGGTTGATGGGCGTCTGTATGTGAGCGGATTGGTCAGAAATGCCAAGGACGCGCAGCGGATGTACAACTATTGGGTCAGCCAAGAGGCAGAAATGCTGGCTTTGGCCCCAAAAGCGCCGTTTATCGGGTACGGCGGGCAGTTTGAGGGGTACGAAACCCAATGGAAAACCGCAAATACGACAAATTGGCCGTATTTAGAGGTAAATCCTGACGTAACTGACGGCCAAGGCGCTACTTTGCCGCTTCCGCAGCGTGCCCAGCCGCCAATGGCGTCATCTGGCCTGTTGCAGGCCAAGGCAGGCGCGTCAGATGACATCAAATCAACCACCGGCCAGTACGATTCGAGCCTTGGGGCTACCAGCAACGAGCGTTCGGGCAAGGCTATTCTGGCTCGGGAGCGGCAGGGCGATACTGGGACGTACCACTTTGTTGACAATCTGGCGCGGGCTATTCGGTACGTCACTCGGCAAGTTATCGACCTGATTCCCAAGATTTACGACACAGAACGCATCGCCCGCATCATCGGGGTGGACGGCGAAACTGGGATGGCAAAGATCAACCCGAATCAGCCAGAACCTGTCAAGCGAATCGTCGATGAAAACGGCATTGTGATCGAGAAAATCTACAACCCTGGCGTCGGGGTGTATGACGTTTGCGTCACGACCGGCCCATCGTACATGACCAAACGTCAGGAGTCGATGGAGGCCATGAGCCAACTGTTGCAGGGCAACCCGCAACTGTGGGCGGTCGCAGGCGACTTGTTTATCAAGAACATGGATTGGCCAGGCGCGCAAGAAATGGCGAAACGCTTTGCCAAGACCATTGATCCAAAACTGTTGTCTGACGCTGACGATGATCCGGCACTTGCTGCTGCCCAACAGCAGATCGAGGCAATGCAGCAGGAAATGGAGCAAATGAGCAATGCTCTGATGAGTGTGCAAGACAGCATGGATGCCAAGACCATCAAGGTCAAGGAATTTGAGGCGACAGTCAAAGCGTTCGACGCCGAAACGAAACGCCTAACGGCGGTGCAGGCGTCCATGTCGCCAGACCAGATTCAAGACATTGTGATGGGCACAATCCACGGCATGATTACGTCAGGCGATCTGATTAACGAGATGCCTGGGCAGGACGAAGACATTCCTATGGGGCAAGAGATGCCTATGGAAGACATGGAGCAGCAGATGCCTATGGAAGACATGGAGCAGATGCCTATGGAACAAGAAATGCCGCAGCAGATGGAGATGCCGCAATGAACGCCTGTCAGTTCGTTGGCCTGCTGTTTCTTAGCCGAGATGTAGCGCACAGCGTACACCTCAACACCCGCTCGTTCAGCAAGCATACGGCGCTGAACACGTTCTACGATGAGATCATCGACCTAGCAGACTCGTTTGCAGAAGCGTACTCCGGCAGGCACGGCTTGCTTGGGCAGATTTGTGTTCCGGCTAACAAAAAAACCGCGAACATTATAGATTTTCTGCAAGGTCAACTCGATGAGATAGAAAAAAAGCGGTACGAAGTCTGCGACAAATCAGACACCGCGATCCAGAACATCATCGATGAGATCGTTGCTTTGTACCTGTCCACCCTGTACAAACTGAGGTTCTTGGCATGACCATTTCACTCAACACCACGCTGCGGAACAACCGCGCTGACGAAATCAGTTCGTTTGCAGGCACAAGCGCCAAACTGCGGTTCTACACCGCCGCTTACGCTACACAATTGGCTGAGTGCATCTGCAATGCAACGGCGTTTGCTCCTGCTGCTTCTGGTGGAATTCTTACGCTGAACGCAATTTCTCCGGCGGTGGCTACTGGCGCGGGAACTGCTGCGCTTGCCCGTATCTACAAGTCAGACGGCACAACGCTGGTCATCAACGGTTTGACGGTTGGCATTACATCCAGCAACATCAACATCACCAACACCACGTTTGGCATTGGTGATGCGGTGACGGTAACATCAGCCACCATCACCGAGGGCAATGCATAATTGGCACTTGGTACTCCAGTAGCGGGCGCGGTTGTTTACCGAGGTTCTGGTAGCACAGGTATTCCTCCTGTGTATCCTGCGGGGATACAGTCAACAGACGTTGTTTTATTGTTCTTGGGCCAAAAGCCTTCTGTAGCCAACGGAGGCTTGGCTACCACTCCTACAGGTTGGACGTTGCGCGAAGAACTGCTTGCAGCAGGCGGCTATGGGGTGACGTTAGGTGTAGACACAGGCAACACAAACCTGTGGGTGTATTCGCAGGACGCGCCTGTTAATGGACAAACCGGCACTCAAACAGTTGCAACTGGCAATAGCAACGTCGCGTGGGCATTTATTGTTCGCATCCCTACGGGCGGCGGCACTCTCAGTTATGGATCGGCAGTCGGGCAGCAGACGACGACACCAACGTCGCCAATGTCGATTGCGCTGACCAACGGCGCAACAGCAACAGATTTTGCAACAGGGGATATTGCTATTTGGGCAATGTGCATCCCCACGGCGGTTACAACGCCTGCACAGTTTTCAGCACAAGCGGTTACAGCCACAGGCGCAACATTTGCTACTGCGGTTGAACTAAGGGAGCCAGACAGCGCATTAGCCAACGACATTGGTGGCTATAGCGCCTACGCTTTTGTTGACAGCGGTTCTAGTACAACAGCCCCAACAGTTGTCACCGACGTTGCGGGTACACTCACCAACGTGCGCGGGCCGGTGGTGATGCTGCGTGTTAGAGAAGCGGTTGCAATTACTGGCACAATTGATTTTTTGCTGGATGACGTGGATGTCGCTATGATAGCGACCAACACACCCTCACCACCGATCACCGGATATCTTGAAACGCTCATCGTTTTGAGAACATTTACAGATAGAAAGAGGCTCTAAATGTCGATCAATCTCAAAGCAATCACGACTGTTCTGGGTTACGAGCAGATCACTACGTTGAGCGCATCCACGGCACTCACCGTGCCGAGCCGCGATGTGAACGGCTTGTCGTGCCGCCCAGCCATTGCCATCATCACCCCAGAGACACAAGCGGTGCGCTGGCGTGACGATGGTGTAGCGCCTACCGCCTCAGTCGGTATGCCATTGGCGGCAGGCGTGACGTTGCAGTATGATGGCGACATTACAAAGATTCGCTTTATCGAGCAGTCTGCCAGCGCCAAGTTGAACATCACCTACTACGCATAACACCATGAACATCAGCAACGATACCCCCAGCATGGACTATCTGGCGTATTTTACGAAGCAGATGCCCAAGGATTTGGCGGCTATGGCCGCGCTGCGTGACGAACTTGCCGTTCGTCAAGGTGCATTGTCGGCGGCTGAAGACGCAGTCAAATTGAAGGCAGAAGCCGCTGCTGCGCTTGAATCGGCCAACGCTGAAGCGGCTGCGCTGCGGGCTGAAGCAAAGGTGTATATCTTGGAGGCCAAGTCGCAAAAGTCGATTGCTGACCGGCGTGAAAAAGAACTCAACGACCGCGATGACAAAGCAAGCGCCCAGTTTGCCGCTCGCGAAAAAGCGTTGAGCGTCAAGGAAGCGCAAGTGCAATCCCAAATGGCCGCATTAGATGCCAAGGACGCTCGATTGTTTGCCGACCAAGCACAATTGGAATCCGATCGCCTTGCGCTGGATGCTCGCATCAAGGCGTTCCAAGACAAAGTTGCATCGATTAACGTGTAACCGTACTGGTGAGGTTCACCAGGGAATCCATAGGATTCACCCATGTCAGAAGAAGTTGTCCCAGAAGTAGTAGCGGAAGTACCCGCGCCGGAACAGGTTGCCACGGCAGCGCCTGAGACTGAAGTAGACACGCCGGAAGTCAAGGTCTTTACCCAAGAAGAACTTGATGCCGCAATTGGCAAACGCCTTGCGAGAGAACAGAGGAAGTGGGAAAGAGAACGCCAGCAGGCCGCGCCGGTTATTCCGGCTGAAGTGCCCTCTGCGGATCAGTTTGAAACGGTTGAAGAATATGCCGAGGCATTGGCAGAACGCAAAGCCGCAGAATTGGTTCAAAAGCGGGCGCTGCAACAGCAGCAGGCTGAAATTCTTGAAACCTATCACGACCGTGAAGAAGAAGCACGGGGCAAGTACGATGACTTCGAGCAAGTTGCGTACAACCCTAACCTCCGAATCACAGATGTGATGGCTCAGACGATCCAAGCATCAGATATTGGGCCTGACGTAGCCTACTTCTTGGGGTCAAACCCGAAAGAGGCAGATCGTATTTCCCGTTTGGCTCCGCTTTTGCAAGCGCGAGAGATTGGCAAATTGGAGGCAAAAATTGCCGCTGACCCGCCCGTCAAAAAAGTTTCGAGCGCGCCAACCCCAATCACCCCCATCAGGGGTGGCAAGGTGAACGCGCCCGCCGTGTACGACACGACCGATCCTCGGTCAATCAAGTCGATGAGTACGTCTGAATGGATTGCTGCGGAACGTCTGCGGCAAATCAAGAAGATGGAAGCATCAAACAAGTTCCGCTAACTTCTAAGGAAATTTCTCCATGAGTAATTCGATTCTTACAATCGACATGATCACGCGCAAGGCGCTTGAGATTCTCGAAAACAACCTTGTCCTGACCCGTAACGTCAACCGCCAGTACGACGACTCGTTCGCCGTTGAAGGCGCGAAGATCGGTTCAACCCTGCGTATCCGTTTGCCAGACCGCGCGCTGGTGACGGACGGTGCTGCCCTGCAAGTGCAGGACGACAACGAGCAGTTCACCACCCTGTCTGTTGCTTCGCAAAAGCACATCGGTGTCAACTTCACCTCTGCTGAACTCACGATGCAGTTGGATGACTTTGCAGACCGTGTTCTCAAGCCTCGTATCTCGCAGTTGGCATCGTCCATCGACGCTGACGTTGCGAACGCCTACAAGTCGATCTACTCGTCTGTTGGCACGCCTGGCACGACCCCTGGCACTTCGCTGGTCATGTTGCAAGCCCAGCAAAAACTCAACGAGTTTGCTGCACCGATGAACGAGCGTTTCCTGACTTGCAACCCTGCTGCTAACGCTGCTCTGGTCGAAGGCATGAAGGGTTTCTTCAACCCAACGTCTACGATCAGCAAGCAGTTTGCTTCCGGCATGATGGGCACGGGCGTTTTGGGCTACGACGAAGTCAATATGTCGCAGTCGATTCTGAACCACACCACCGGCACTCGCACCGCGACCCCAGCCACGCTGACCATCAGCGGCACGACCACCGCCCAAGGTGCAACTACCGTGTCCATCGCTGGCGACTCCGGCGCGGCTACGCTGAAGCAAGGTGACATCTTCACCATCGGTAGCGTGTTCTCTGTCAACCCACAGACCCGTCAATCGACCGGATCGCTTCAGCAGTTCGTTGTGACCGCTGACGCTACCGCATCGAGCGGCACTTGGGCGTCGGTCAGCATCTCGCCACCGATCTACACTTCGTCGAACGCGCTGGCTACTGTTGACTCGTTCCCACAGAACGGCGCTGCCGTGACCGTGCTGGGCGCAGCAAACACCCAGTACGCGCAGAATCTGGTCTACCAGAAGAACGCTATCACGTTCGCAACTGCTGACCTGTTGCTGCCACAGGGCGTGGACATGGCTTCGCGCCAAGTCCATAACGGTATCTCGATGCGTATTGTTCGCCAGTACGACA